ATACCGTGAATTAGCGGAGATGAGGCATGAACAGAAACCATTTGAAGAAATGGAACGTAACTTTTTGGAAACAAACTACTTATACTTAGCTTTTGTTTATGATTACACTAAAGAAGGATATAATTTTTGGGAATGTGTTAACTACGGAAAAAGCCCCGACATCCCTAAATCCTCACTTGACGAACTAAGTGAATGGCAGAAGGGGAAAGAACCGAAAGGAATTGATTTGAAAGCAATGGAGCAAAAAATTGATAAGCTATTAGAAGGTGAAACAGAAGAAAGTATGACGTTTTGTGGCTTTGTGTCTGTTTGCCCCTTGCACAAAGTTTTAATTTACGACAAATGTTAATGGGGCAAATAGCACAAAACCGCTGTTATACGCTGGCACGGTTGATTAAACGATAAACTTAAATTGAAACACTAAACAAATTTTTTATTAAAATGAGCGAGGGCAAAAAAGAAATATTATTAGGGGATTGTTTGGAACTTATGAATGATATACCAAACGGAAGTATTGATATGATACTTTGTGATTTACCATACGGAATTATTCAAAGTAAATGGGATGTAGTTATACCTTTTGATAAACTTTGGGAACAATACAATAGAATAATAAAACCTAATGGGGCAGTTGTTCTATTTGGTAATGAACCATTTTCAAGCGGATTAAGGTTTAGTAATATTTCAAATTGGAAATACGATTGGATATGGGATAAGAAAAACAAAACAGGTATTTTAAATTGCAAAAAAAGACCTTTGAAGCAGTTTGAAAATATTATGGTATTTTACAAAGAGCAATGTATCTATAATCCGCAAATGACAAAAGGTAGGTTTAGAAACAAAAAAATAACAACTAAAAAAGTGTTTGATGCTTACGGAGATTTGAATAACGAAGTGGATAATTACAACGATGAGTATTACCCAAGTAATATTTTGGAATTTTCAAACGCTGGTAATATGAAAGGTAAATTACACCCAACACAAAAACCAACCGAACTATTTGAATACCTAATTAAAACCTACACAAACGAAGGAGATTTGGTTTTAGACAATACCGCAGGAAGCGGAACAACTGCTATTGCTTGCTTGAATACGAATAGACAATTTATAGTAATGGAGCAAGACCCTAATTATTTTGAAAAAATAAAAAAAAGGGTGGGAGATTTTAATAAAAATTTTGAACCGCAAACTCTATTTGGAAACGAAATGTAGTGCTTGCGTATAACGGTATCGGGCTTGGCGAAGTGGCTTTAGTGCGTTGGCTTGGGTGTCGGAAAGCCATTTTGCCAAACCCGTGTTATAGGCAGTAGGGATTTTTAGCAGAATGTTTAATCGAAGCACTAAAGAAAAAAAAGAAAAAATGCGAAGCGAGGGAAAAATAAAACTTTTAAATATGGACTGCTTAGACTTTATGAAGCAGTGTGAAAATAACGCCTTTGACTTGGCTATTGTTGACCCGCCTTATGGAATTGATGCAGACCAAAAAAGAGGCGATACAGGAAGGAACGGACACATAAAACAGAGGGATTATCATATCGGAAACTGGGACAAAGGAATACCAACGCCTGAATACTTTGCAGAACTAAAAAGAGTAAGTAAAAATCAAATCATTTGGGGCGGGAACTACTTTTTAGACTACTTAGGAAATACAAGCTGTTTTATAGTGTGGGATAAAGATAATGGCGATAATTACTATGCTGACTGTGAATTAGCTTGGGCTTCATTTGATACTGCTGTAAGAAAGGTAAAATATAAATGGCACGGATTTTTACAAGGCGATATGAAAAACAAGGAAAACAGAATACACCCTACACAAAAGCCTGTAAAATTATACAGATGGCTTTTAACGAACTACGCCAAAAAAGGACAAAAGATTTTAGACACACATTTGGGCAGTGGCTCAAGTGCCATAGCCGCCCACTACTTCGGAGTTGATTTCGTGGGGTGCGAGTTGGATAAAGACTATTTTGAGGCGGCTAAGGCGCGTTTTGATATGGCTACGAAACAACTGGCTATGAGTATCTAACTCGGTATTAGACACCTATCATCGGTGTATAACACATTTCAGCATTTGCAAGTTGTTGTTTTAACTGCAAATGCTGAAATAAGTACACCGATTTTATATGCTAAAAGTCTTCACACCCAATCTCATTTTTATGGGTTGGGCAGTAAGTATATTTCCACCCATAAGGCGGATCTACTTCTTGCCCCATCTTCGGCGCATCTTCGGATGTAACAGCACAAGAAGCAAGCAATAAACTCAAAACGATAAAACGTACCATTTGCCATCTACCTCATCTAATGCTTTGTCCCACTTGTAAGGCAATGATTTAGGGGTCATAGGCCATGTGTATCTGTTATCTAGCACAAACCATCCTTTGTCTGTGCTACACAACAGTACACAATGATAAGCACCTGTTTCGACCCAACAACAAGCAAGGTGTAAGTCTTTACGAGCAAAACCTGCATTAAGCAGTAGCTCACGTTTACGGAGAGCGTAATCTTCACAATCTCCAAACGTACCAGCTTCAACCCAAAAATCAGGCTTACTGTACTGCTCTAAATCAGTTTTATAAGAGACTGACGCATTAACTTTAGAGTTAATGCGTTCAGCAACACTATAGCTGTTCATCATTTTGAATCGTGTAGTCCATCAGGTTGGTAAGATTATCAGGACAGGGTATTGAGTAGCTGCCGTCCACTTCTTCCGTCACATCGAACCAATATGGGGTATTTTCATCACACCCCATGTCTAGTGCGATTTGGCGGTTAGCTGTATCAACAGCCTGACGGGTTTGAAAAATTAGTTTCATGGTGTACTCCAATACTGTTTAGCAGTAGCTTCCCAAGTACGACGATCAGAATGTGACAATGCTTGTGGAAAGATAATCATTTCACCGACAACCACGTTGGAATAACCGTTGTAATCCCGTCCAATTACCGTCTGGGATATAGGATAATCAGGTAATTTACTTGATACAGGTGTCGCCACTACAACCCCGTTATAACTTCCCATTGTTGCCGTACTATTATAAACCTCCACCGTAACAGCTTTGTCCCCTGCTGCTATTCCAGTTTTTAGATATAGATCAACAGTAATACCAGTGGTCATTCGTAACAATCCCGTCGCTGTCACCCGTAAAATAGCTCCATTCGTCGCCGCATCACTGAAAATGCCTTTGGCCACACTAGGGATGGTCGTAAATTGTAAAGCCCCACAACGAGTGAATGGTTGTTTCAGGTCAAACGCTGTAGAAGTCAACTGTTGAGCGGCACCATCAGTTGTAAATGCCGCTTTGCCATTGATTGTCTCACCTGTACCATGAAAGACAATTCTCGGTTGATTAGCGGCGGTTGCCTGTGACATATCACGAGCGTTACCAGACTGGTCATAGATTTTTGTTAGATATCCATTACCTACATCAATCGCTTTGTCTAGTGTACGGATATAGTTTTGGACAACAGAACCTTCGTTGACTTGAATACCAGTAATACGGAATCCTTTAGAACTTTGAGTGGTGTATTTGACGACACCCCAATCCGACAAGGTGTGTGGTGTAACAAAGGAGGAAGATACCCTATAAACATTTCCACCAAGCGACGTTACAACAGGAGTGCCTGTTGTAACCCTAGCTGAGCTTACTAAACAAAAATCCCCTGACGAGTTACTTAGACCTACGACTGGAGGACTGTTGTCATCCATTTGAACAATTACACTGATAGTGTATGTAGCTCCGCTTTTTGGGATATAAGATTTATAAAAAAGACGTACTAGGGAATTATCACCAAACTGAACAGATGCCGCATATCCAGTGATGCTTGTTCCTGCATTGGTCACATTTGAGGCTGCTGAGCATTGGGAAACTGTGCCTTCAGAATACGTCACCAAGTTCTGATTAGCTCCCCATTCAGTTGTAGTTGCTACAGTCTTTTGATAAGCCGCAGCAACACTACCCTGATTGACTTGCGCTCCCCACTGGTAACGGTCAGCCCCAGACACTCTTGTAGTAGAGCTGTCAGATGCCGCTGATCGGGTCATCATCGTCAGGGAAGTTGCTGCAATCGTGAATGACAAGGAAATACGATACCAACCATTCAGTAATGTTGTTGTTGTGCCACCTCCTGATACTCCTGTACCGCCTACCGATGTAGAACCCAACGCCCCCGTCGCCATATTCACCCATAGGTTGATAATATTGAGAGAGTTTGCTGTTTCATACACCGATAATCTGACCCATCCTGTGCTTGTGCCAGCTTTCATATAGACTGAAGCTGTATGAGCTACTCCTGAAGCACTAGCTGTGAAAGTCGTATCAGCGGTAGCTGTCCCTGCTGACCCTTCTGTGAGAAGGTCTGCTGTGGTCAAGCCATCAGGAGAAGCAATAGCATTAGCTGTCACGGTAGTATCAGTTTTTGACCAGCTTGCGTTATCAAATTCCTCACTACGCAGCAACATATTCTGAGAGCCTTGTTGTGGTGACGCTACAGTACGAGAATAGTCTTGTACTGTTGACCCTTGATGCACCTGCGCTCCCCATTGATAGCGAGTTGCATTACTGATATTGGTTAAAGATCCATTTGCCACAGCAGAGGATACTATATAAGTGGCACTTGGATTAGTGAGTGTTGCAGTCAAAGTGACACGATACCAACCATTGCCGACATTTGTGATAGTTGACCCAAGATTAGTAACACCTGCTCCACGTATCTCAGAATTACCTAAAGCTCCTGTAGTCAGATTCACCCAAACAATGGCTAGATTGCCAGTGCTTTTCTCAGCAATCGCAAATCTTACCCAATCATGGTTTCCGCGTTTCAAATATACGGATGCTGTGTACGTCTTTTTAGCCTCAAGGGTTAAATACTGGTAAGTGACGGCAGTAAGTGCAGTACCTTCTGTGAGCAAGTCTGCTGTGAGCGTACCATCAGGAGCAATTGCAGCATTAGCGGTGATGGTCGTATCTAGTTTAAGCCAACTTCCACTGTCAAATTCTTCGCTACGAAGCAATAGATTTTCACTACCAACAAAATTCATCA